CGCTATAATGTCGCGCCCCGAAGAGCCTAAACTAAAAGACTTAAAGGCCAAAAAGCGAGAGGCCTCTACTTTAGAAGGCTCGGTTCAGCGGGAATTCCACGAACTGACGACCGGCCGGGGCTATAGAGACCCCTTTGGAGAGGATTATATACGCGATCCTGGCTATCGTGAAGATTTTTAGTACTTTCTTAAAGTAATTCACTTGTTTATAAACTAAATTGGTGGTTGAAGTCCCTGTTGTATAGGGAGAAACCACCTATGCCAACGGTTAAATCAATAAAAGGGCACTAGCCCCAAATCCGTAGGATGTAAGGCTAGGCCCAAATCGCCCCAAGCTAGGCGTTAAGTAGCAAGGAGAATAAAATGGCTTTTACCGCAACCGATTCAACGTCCGAACCTAGGAAATTTTCCCAGGGTCCGGTTAATATGCAAATTATGACGTGGACAGCTTTGTCTGGAGACACCTCTGGCACTGTTACCGCCGATCGTCTTTCCACAGTGACACATATCATCATCGATGGGGGTTTAGTGATGTCCGCCGCTCCCACGTACTCTGGAAACCAAGTCACTTTGGCCTTTAATGACCCTGCCGCATCCGTCTTCGGCACCATCCTGGTATTCGGTAAATAGCCATGGCTTTAGTCACAACTGATTCTGGAACTGAACCACGATCGAGGTCTATTGGACCTCTCAAACAACAAACCGTAAAACTAACCGCCCTGTCGGGAGATACCTCGGGAACCGTTACAGCAGATACGCTGTACCGTCTCGTAGTAATTATCGCTCCTAGCGCTATGAAGTACACGGCTGCTCCTACCTATTCAGGGAATGTGGCCACTTTAGCTTTTACCGTACCTGCGGAAACGGCGGCTTCAAAGGTAACACAAGGTATTACCCTTACCGCTACCCCTAATCAGGGAGCCGCAGGTAACAGCATTACTATCGCGTTTACTGGCGGTGGTACGGCTGGGGCCGAAGTTGTAACCGTTGTCGGGAAGGCTATTAGCGTTCAGATTGAATCTGGCGTTTCCACCATTACGCAAGTGAGAACGGCTATCAATGCTGCTTCCGCTGCGGCTGCATTGGTCACAGCAACCGGTACTAGTTCCAGTACGGTATCTACCGCAAGTGCAGTAAATCTCACTGGCGGCGTTACTGGCGGCATTTTCTGCGATGCCCTTCTTTTGGGGTACTGATGGCTTTAAAAGATGTACAAAATGCTGCGACCGCTAATCAAGGTCAAATGACCCAGGACCGAAGCGGTAATTTTATTCCTAAGAATAAGATTATCAATGACGCAAACCACGTCTACAATCCACAAACTGATCAGTATGAACCTGAAACTCCCGCCGATCGACTGAAGGCTGGAATTATGCAGGCTGGTCAGAGTCTGTGGCAGAAGTTAGGCGGCGGCTCTGGTAGTGGTAGCGGATCACAATAATGTTTGTAACAAGGAAACACTACGAAGAAACAATTGGTATACTACGGGAGCAATACGAAGCCCGGATCGCTTCGCTTAACGACCAAATTAAAGATCTTCGTAGCATGGTATTTGTACCCACGTCTTCGACGCTTCCTACGCCGGAAGCTAGGGAATTAGATGCGGTGATTAGCGTTTCCGAACGGCCGGTTAATTTAGATGAGACTGCCGAACGTGAATTACGTGAGCAGAATCTCATCCTAAGCGGCGAATACGAATACATAGAGGATATGGCTAACTAATGTCAGGCGCAACTGAAGGCGGCGGCTCTAGTACAGCGGCATTTGATCTTACCCAGATTCCTAACGAGAATCAGGATCAACTCGCGTCGAGAGTCGAAAGCTATTATAAAAAAGACACGACGGCTAAAAACCAGTTGAGCTATAACTGGGAACGTAACCAGCTATATCTTGATGGCAGACAGTGGCTTGTCTATGATGGATCGGTTGCGACCGGAGGTCTCTGGAAGAGATTGGAGATCTCACGTGCCAACGAATTCATCCCACGTCCAACTACAAACTATCTATTTGATGTTTTCCAAACGCTCAAATCCTATCTCATCAAGTCTAAGCCGAAATCTTCTGTATACCCTAATACCGAGCTTTACCAAGACAAAATGGCCGCTAAGATCGGAGATCTTTGCTTAGAGGCTAATTGGTCGAGACTCAAAGAACAGGCTAACTACGAATACGCTGCGAGTTGCCTTGTCGTTTACGGTACCGTGTTTAAGAAAGACTATTGGGACACTACAGAACTTGTGATGTCCAAAGTGCCGCGCATGGTTCAGCAGCCACAAGTAGATCCTGCTACCGGACAAGTTACAGGTGTCCAGGAAACTCAGGCAGTAGATCCTGAGACCGGAGATCCGCTCTTTGATGAGATGCCGCTTGGAGACGTAAATACTGATGTGGTGGAACCGTTCCGTATTGCAGTAGATCCCATGGCCAACGATATCCATAAGATTCGTTGGATCATGGAGTACTCGATTCAACCCTTAGCCTGGATCAAGGAAGTGTACGGAAAAGATCCGGTAGAGAACCCCGGCTATACCGGCAGAGTCGATGAGGTAAAAGAAGAAACAACTTTGGCAGGCAGCCTTAAACGCTTCTACCAGATGAAGCAATCCTCTGGCGTTAAACAACGTGTTGAAGGAGCTGTTGCGTTAGGTTCGACAGAAGAACATATCTCAAACTCAGCCGTTGTAAAGGAATACTATGAACGCCCCTCGCGTACCTATCCAAATGGACGTCTCGTTGTTGTTGCCAATGGCGTGTGCCTCTATGCTGGAGATTCACCCTACATTGGACCGGAGTTGGGAGATTGGCATCCTTACTCCGAGTGCCGTTGGGAAATTGTTCCAGGACGATTTTGGGGAAAATCCCCTCTGGATAACGCCTCGGAAATTCAGAAACAAATTAATGCAATTGATTCTGTAATCATCTTGAATCGTAAGACGATGGCTATTCCTCAGAAGCTCATACCAATGAGTTCTGGGATTACCCACGGCGGTTGGACTGGCCGACCTGGGCAAGAGATATTTTATCGCGATGCTGGTGGTAATCCTCCACAAGTAATTCCTGCGTCAGGAGTTGATCCTACAGTCTTCCAAGAACGCGCTCAACGCGTAGAAGACATGAAGACGATTACGGGCGCTATTGATATTCTAAAAGGAGATCGGCCTGAAGGCATCACTGCGGCTTCTGCTATTGAAATGCTATATGAAGTGGGGATGGGTAAACTATTTCCAATTCTGGACCGTTGGAAAAACTTTGTTGAAGCTTCTTCTAAGAAACAACTAAAGATCATCTCGAAATTCTATAAAGAACCTCGCCCCGATTTCATACGTCTTCTGCAACAGAAAAATCGGGAGCTGTCAGCCGATGCAATTAACAAGTTTATTGGAACAGATCTCTATGATAACTGCAACGTCGTTGTCGAAGGCGGAGCTGGAGTCACAAAACTCCAAGCCGCTAAAAAGCAGGAGCTGCGCGAAGCCGCCCAATCTGGTGTCCTTAATCTCGCAGATCCGCGTAACCGACAAAAGTACCTCGAAGACATGGGGATCATGGGATATGATTCTGACATTGGGCCCGATCAGAAGAGAGCTGAACAAGAAAACAGCATGCTTGATAACCTGGTCAACACTCCTCAAAAAGTGCCTGTGGTCTTAGACTGGGACAATCACGCCATCCATGTTCAGGTGTTAGAAAAGAGAATGAAGGAGCCGAGCTGGATGGAGTTGCCGTTCCAAGTTCAACAGTCCTATATGCAGCATCGAGAGCAACACATTCAGGCGATGCAACAACAACAGATGTTGGCGAATATGCAGGCTGCGGCCTCAGGAATGCCTCCACAAGGACCTCCTCCACAATCCGCACCACCTCCACCAATGCATAAACAACCCACGGGCAAGGGTGCCCCTAGAAAAGTGAATGAAGCGTTAGCCACTGATGTAATTCAGGGCTCAGGAACTCCGACCGTATGAGTAAAAAGAAAATCTTCATGGGAATCTGCTCGACGGGAGATAGGATCGATATCCATACCTATCTCTTCCGTGACCTACAGCAGATGTACGGGGATAAGATAGAAATGGTGTTCCCGGATACATGCGTCCATAGGACATTCCATGATTTTGCACGTAATGAAATGGTTGATGAATTCCTGGCCACAGATTGTGATGCAATTTGGTTTTTGGACAGCGATGTTTGTCCTCCTAAATTTGTTTTTGATTTGATAACCAACCATTGGGATAAATGGCAAGTCGCTGGAGCGCCGTATCCGCTGTGGATGCCGGCCCCAGGGACCTCGGAGCCCTCGATTCTCTTTACCTCCTATGATGGCCTGGTTGAAGATGAGGCCGGGAATAAAAAAGGCATTATGATGACCGAAGTTCCAGAGAGCGGGACTAAGTTCGTAGATGCGGTTGCTACGGGCTGTATGTTTATCAAGCGAGAGGTTTTTGAGCAGGTACAAAAACCTTATTTTGAATTTAAGTTTGATACAGATACAAGGAAGATTAAAGAGGGCGAAGACCTAGGCTTCTGCTTAAAGCTCAACGAAAAGGGCATTCGGTGTTTCATTGATTATGGCATGGTCTGTAAACACTACAAGAGAGTCTGCCTGCTTGACATCAATAATTACGCGATCAGCATGGCCAACCACAAGGTTCTCGATTATGACAAATCAATCCGTCAACAGGTGAATACGGCTATTCAACTTGCACAAAAGGACGCTTATGAAAGAGGTTTTAAACAAGGTATTAGGGAAGGCCAAAGATTGCCTCAACAAACTGCATCAGGTCTTATCCTCCCTTCTCGCTAAGATTTGTAAGCGCTAAATCGGGTTCGCTTACCCCACGCAAGAATCGTGAAAGATACAACATGATTCTCCTGCGCAGTCATAGTATCCCCACTCGCCAGTGGGCCTGCCGCCTGGGAATAGGGCGTTAAGAAAGGCAACAATGTCAGAGGAAGAATTAGAAGGTACAGAAGTAGAGTCTACTGAAACGGATGCAAGTTCGGAGTCATCCACCGAGGAGACCTCTTCTGCCTCAGCATCGGAAGCACAAGAAGCTGCTTCCA